TTTACAATCTTGTTAGCGTTACCTGTAGTCAGGGCATCTTTAGCTGCAAAGTCTGTTGTTTTTGAATAATTACTCATTTATATAATCCTACCTAGTTTTCCGTTAATATCTACTTTTTGTATACTCAAAGAACCACCATCAATTTTTGCTTCTATACCTAATTGAAAGATGCTTCCCGAACCTGATACAGATGAATCTAATCTATCTAATGATATACCTGCTTGATACTCTGCTACACTTGCTGCATTTGCTCCATACTCTGCTGTTCCGTACTCTGATACTGGTGTATCTTTTATTGTAAATGGAAACGAGAAGTAGCTTGTTAAATAATCAAAACCAGCTTTTAAATTAAATGGTTGTGCAGTAGAACCAATAACAGTTACAGCAGCCCTTTTTAATAACTTGTTTTGATTTGGATAATTTAAATCAAAGTGATTAGTAAAGTAACTCATAGTGTAAGCAACAGAGTTATCTGTAAATCCACCATACTCTGCTATACCATTAGCTTGTGTAAGATACATTTCTTTAGTTGTTTTATCGTAAACAAAATCAGTGTGGTCTAAGTTATTCCAAGTTGTTACTCTATAAGCACCATCTTCTAGTGGTCTACGAGTATCAAATACATAAATAGTTTTTGCTTCTGGTAAAAATATTAAGTAAAACGCTTTCTCAGGAAAGTAACAAGACTTAATTAAACTAAAGTTAGATTCTCTATTTACATTACCTAAGAAAGAATCTCTTATGTTTTTAGATAAGTCATTTAACTTAGCTGACTTTTCTTGTATCGTTCTACCTAAACTTCTTAATCCTGTAGCAGATAAAAATAAAATATCCGCACCTGTGTTTTGTATTGTATCTCTAGTAATACAACCTACACCTTCTAATACTTCTACTAAGGTTAAAGTGTTTACATCAAAACTACCTTGAAAACTATCGTTGTCTTTAAATATAATAATGTTGTTCTTACAAAATATAATTAAATATCCATTGTGGCTACCAAGCCCTGTAACGACATCTGAGCCTTTTGGAAGCACACCTGCTATATTGATACTACCAGCACTACCACTGCCCCATTTAGTGCCTTCTAAGAGGTCTGAGAAGTATACAGTAGTCTTGTTAGTGGCAGTGTCTGCTGCCCATAGTCTACCATAAGCACTCATTACTATGTTTGCACTAGGTACACTGCCTGTATAATCAGCGTGTTGGTCTATGCTTTTAAACTCATCAGCAGTAGACTCATTAGTGTAGTACAAAGGTTTGTAACCTGCTTGAAAGAAATAAGCTCTATCATTTAAGGTTACACACTGCCAGTTACCTGCTGATATAGTATCAGTTGTAGTAGGTGTTATTGTAGTAAGTGTACCAAAACCTTTTTTAAATGTAGTAGCGTTCCAAGATATAAAAGTATTAACACCAGCTACATCTAAGAAGGGGTGCATACCTAATAGGTTAATACCATCACTACCTGTTGTACGATAAAACCAACCTTCTCTTGCACCTAGTCTACCAAACTCATCAATAACACAGTTGTTTGCATCAAGAGCAAAGCTAGGGTCATTAGACAAACTAGACTCTTGAGTATTTAAACCTAAAAATGCTGGTGCTACCAGTGATGCTGTTACTAATTCTTTTGCCATATTAGTTTGTACTCACAATAAATGGTACTTCTTCAACTGTAAGGATACAAGAAACTCCTGTACCACCTGCACACGAACCTTTAATTTTATAACCAGCTTCTAGCATTACATAACCACCATTCATTTGTAATTCTATAAAGTCACCAGAGCTTAAACTCTTATCACCTAGCACTGTTATCTCTGTAGAATCAAAGTTAATAGTTACATTTGTATCGCCTCTAGTAGAACCTGCACTGTTAGATACAAAAACAAGAACTAACTTTGCTCTCATATTATTAGGTACTGTATATAAATCTGCTGCTGATGATGCTAGTGATTCTACAAAGACTGTTCTAGCTTTCATACCACACTAACTCCTCTGGGTGTTTGTTACCATCTAAAGTTACTGCATCTTGTAAAGCATTAGTAGCTCTAGCATAAGCACTAACAGGATTGATACCACCATCTTCACCACGCTCCTCTACTGCCATTGCATAGGCTAATAGCTCTACTGGTTTAGTTGGTACAGTTAGTGTATCAACATCATTTACTAAATCGTCTGACCTAAGTACACAGTTAAATCTAATTGTGTATGCTTTGTCTGGTATAGGATATAGGTCTACTTGTGTATCACCATCAGGACTAACTCCGTTAAACGAATAGTAATAAGGTGAGCCTGTTGCTACATCATTACTTAAAAAGAATTTATTAAAATCGTGTGCTGCTTTGTAATCTAAGAAAAAGTTATCTGTTACATTTGTTGCATCTAATACTGTTAAAGAGTTTAAAGAACCATTTAGTTCATAGTTAAAAATACCACTGGTTGTAGTAGCACTTAATGTAGTTCTTAATGCACTCCAGTTCCAAGCATTTTCTACTGATTCTTTTGCATCATTAACAATTACAGCTATTAAACTAGAGTAAGAAGATTCATTGACTGTTGATACAGTACGCTCTCTTAATCGTTTTAAAATGTTATTAACTATATCTAAGTAAGTCATATTTTGTATCCTAATTAAACCATTTAGAGAATAAAGTGCTACCGATACCACCTAATCCCATTGCTATAAATATAGCTCCAGCAAACATTCCCTTTCCTTTAGCCATTTGTTTTTCTAATTCATTTACTCGTTCAGATAGCATAGTGCAAGTTTTATTCATTTCACTTATTTCATTATTAAGCTGAGTAACTACTGCTACTAACTGTCCTGCTTCGTAATCTGTCATGTTAGACATTAGTATGTTTATCCTTTATACTATTGCTTTTATCATTACTTGTGGTTTTGAGAAAATTGATACATCAGCCCCGTCCCAGTATCTTGTTGCATGAAGTTTTTGTTGATTACCACTGCCATATTCTCTTGTTTCCCATTTTAAATAAAGTGTAGGTCTAACATCAGTAAGAATAGCATCATTTGCTACACCAGTGCTTGCTCCAAGTATTATAGGAACACGAAAGATTGGGTTTGAACCACCATAATAAGCAAAATGATTTCTTCTCAAACTTTCAGCTTCTATATATGTGCTACCATCAGTGCTATAATAAAATCTATAATGAGATATTCCACCTATAGTATTTGCATATCCAATATAAAAATTATATTCATATATAACCATTGTTGTTCCAACAGGGGGAGTATAGTTAGTTACTTCTGAACCTGTAGCAACTGCATAAGTTGTTGTTAAATTTTGTACACCAGTTACATTAGTTATAGTTGCTCTGCCACGCAAATCTGTTCCATTACAAAGTGAGTGGAGTTCTTCAATAACTGAACCAGTAGAATCACCTATAGCTAATGTTCCCGAACTTGCGGGCATAGTAATAGTATTTGTTCCAGCTACTGCTGGTGCTGATACAGTGATAGCTCCGCTTGTATCTCCTGTAAGGACTATTGAACTCATTACACACTTGCTCCTTTAAGCTCGTCTAGTGTTGTCATGCTATCCACCTGATTAGTAATATCTCTTAGTCTTTGTTTCTCTGTGACTATAGCTGAAGTTGATGTGCCAGCTTCTTGTGCTTGCATAAACAAAATATCTTGTGCTTCAAGTAAAGGCTTTCGTTCTTCACGAAGTCTATCTTTAGTAATGACTTTAGCTTTAGTTATGTCTACTGTTATGCCCATGTCCATGCACCTCTAAATGCTCTATCTGATGGTACTACACTATCCTCTACTATTTCGTAGTTAGCTCCTGCTGGTACATCTTTAGCAGCTAGTTCTTCCATAGTGTGAGTTAATAAATACTCAGGTGTAGGAACAATAACTGCTACTCCACCATCACTTGTTTCATATATTATTCTCATTTGTTTTACTTCTCCTTTACCTTATTTATTGTTTTCATTTTATTTTTCCTTTATCTTATTACTGCAAGTTGTGCATTTGCTGGGTCAAAATTTCCCGAAGCAGTTCTTACTTGAATTCTAACTGATGAAACAGTTTGATTATCAGAACCATATATTTCTACAAAACCAGCTCCGTTAGATGTTGTTCCTGCAGCTTGTTGTGCATTTACAGCATAGTTTTTATCAGTCATATTGTTGGTAAAAGTCACTGTGTAGTTTCCAGTGCCATTATCAGTTATAGATGATACATTACCACTTTCAAGAATTGCTACTGTTCCTGTCCCATTAAAATTAACCCATGCTCTAACACCATAAGCAGTTGCAGAAGAACCAAACCCTGAGTTCATCTGTAAGTTATTGCTACCATCT